ACCCGTTACACCCAGAAAGGAGGTGAATTATTATGGCAATTACTCAACAGTCGATAGCAGAGGAAATTCTTCCTCGCCACGAAAGAGTTATCGTCCGAAATGTCTACAGAGTATCTGTATTAGCTGATACAATAAAAGCATTAGACGTCTCCCTGAACATTGTCTCGAATCATTCTGATGGCACTAAATGCCCTCTCACGAATGATACGATCAATGCGATGAAAAACGTCAGAAGCTTCTTAGTAACAAGCTATTCCAATGCTCTACTAAACATTAAGGTACCGACAACTCAACTCTTGGCAATAGAAGTCTTACCTCTATCGAAATAAGAGTTGAAAGCCTTAATTCTTCACACTCCATACTAAAGGTGTTTCGGGAGTCCAACTAACCTGAGCGTCACTACGTCAGTGACCTGATTGGACACGAATCCTAATGCAAGTTGCAGAAAGGACCAGTATCATGAACTACGAAGAAATTCGGAGCTCACAATCGGGTTTAACGTTAAGACTCTCTGTTATTGGTGTTCCATCTTACTCAATAAATCCATTCGTGGAGTTATTGATTAAGTGGACTGAGTGCAGCGGGGAAGAGTGGACGGTTAAGAGATGTAAATCTCTTAAACTCACACTAATCCAGTTACGCGCGAAATCTCCAATTACTACTCCTTTAGCAAGGAATAGGAAGGGAGAGATTAAGGGCGTTGTTGGTAGCTTGTTGCGTTGGGGCCTAAAGTCTGATAAGAACTTTTCAAAAGTTCTTAATGCCTTTATGGCTTACACGCACTGGACGTCAGTTAAAGTAACTGATACCCAAAGGAAGAAATTCCTGCAAGCGATCAACGCTGATCCGGTAGTAATACCGGATAACTTTATCCGTACTTTTAGACGTACGGTAAAGTCCACAGTCCATGGAAGAACCATTCATGGAAAGCCTCAATCTATTATGTTCTGGAGGGGTTCGCCTAATAAGCGAGCACCAACAGTTCACGGTAGATCTGTCCGACAATCTGATAGTATTCTAGAAGAGCTTGCTCTTATAGATAACACTCAGACATGGTTGCATATTCGATCCTTATGGCATGAGATTTATTCTCATGTGTTTAAGGACATTGATGTTAAACAGTATTGTGATACTGCTAACACTGATGATATCGACGATGCTCCCATGGTTGGCGGTGAGGTTCATTTCCTTCAGGAACCTGGATACAAGTTGCGAAGCATAGCTTCACCCTATCGACTGTTTCAAGTGGCTTCACAACCACTAAAACATGACTTAGGTCGACTTGTATCTTCTCTTGATTGGGATTGTACCCATGACCAAGGGAAGGGATTCGCCCTCGTTCAAGAACATTTGAAGGCTAAGAAGACGGTCTACTCAGTAGACTTATCTTCAGCAACCGATATGTTCCCGTTCGAGCTCCAACAAATAGCTTTGGAAACTATTTATGGCAAAGATAATTCATATGTACAACTATTCCGCGATGTTTCGCGTAGTAATTGGAAAAGTGAATTAGGAGATGTATGCTGGAAGAAGGGTCAGCCATTAGGCTTCAACCCAAGCTTCTTCACATTCACTCTCACTCATGGTCTTGTTCTTCTTACCTTATTAGGTAAGAAATACAACCATGAATTCTTTGTTCTTGGTGATGATGTTATAATTCTCGACAAGAAATTGTTCGATGATTATATATCATTTCTCAAGATGGCGAATTGCCCGTATGCGACTGACAAGACCTTAATTTCCAACGAACTTGCTGAGTTTGCTGGAAAGGTTATTACACCTGATAACGTATATCCACAATTAAAGTGGAGAAAAGTATCGGATGATAATTTCCTGGATCTTGCTCGTCTCATAGGACCGAGAATCAGGCTCCTTCTTTCTAAGAAGCAGAATGAAATTTTGGATGTGTTTTCACACATTCCTGATTTTGTTCATCCTCTCGGCTTAAACTGGTCGTATCAAGGGTCAAACCTTGAGACGATGGTTAAAGCCGGTCTGGAGTTATGCTTCGAAGAACGAGTTTTGGACTCCTTAACGGGTCTAAGTAGTCACGTTAATAATCAGC